CACGCTGTGTAAAGTTATTTTGGTCAACAACATTGGCACGAGTCATCATGGTGTCGTAGTTGTAGTTTTCCATTCCAAACGGATAATTTAACCCAGCAGCTTTGTATGCCTCTCCAAGCATTACTTCGCTTGGGTACTTTGTAATTCCAAGACTATTAATAACTGCCTGACGATCTTTAGCTTCTAATCTTGCTTTATTTACATCAATATCTTCGCCAGTTTGTAAACCATAGATTGCATCAAGAATTTTGTATGCTTGAGGATTGCTAAATGCAGCCCTAACATCATCCATTGTTTGCGCTGTTTTAAGATCGTTAGCAATTTTGTTATAGCTTGGAATATCAAGCGTACCAGCATCTAAAGCACGATTTAATGTGCCAATAACAACTGGATCGCTTAATACATCCTCGCCTGGTTTCAGATTGTATTTACCAGCTTCCGATGTAAATTTACCACCACCAAAATAAGTTGTTACTGGAGCGTTTGTAATTGGGCTTACAAATTGAACTGGTCTACCATCAATGTAAGAAATGTTTACTCGTTGATTTGGATCTGTAGGAATGTCATAAATGCTTGTTGTTGGTCTACGACCACCCCAGGGGTCTGCGTTTAGCCCTCTGACTTGTAATTCTGTAAAGTCGCTTGAGATTCCTCTTTGCGCTCTTTCTGCCGCAGCAGCAGCAGCAATATCTGCTTGAATTTGAGCAGCAGTTTTGCCGCCACTAAGAGCAGACGAAAGCCAATATTGGAAACCCTCATCTTCTGCTTCTCTGCCTAGCTTTTGTCCATAACTGGATGTAATAGCTTGAGTTAAAAATTCTTGTCCTTCTCTTGCTTGTGCGATTCCTTTACGAACTGCCTCAGGACTTGCGCCAGCAGCTAATTGGCTAGCCCAATATTCTGCCCCACTTTGATCAGGCGCACGACCAAGATTTTCTAGGTATATTTGATTGACTAAATCGTTGATTGTTGCCATTATCCTGGGATCTCCACATTACCAGCTATGCCAGCACCTACTTTGGCTGCCTTTAGCTGTGCTTCTACTTCGAACTCGGCTTTTTTCAGTTCTAACTGTGCTGCAGCTTTTTCCCTAGCTAACTGGATTTCTGCTGCTGCTTTCTCTCTTGCTAACTGAATATCAGCGAGTGCCTTTTGTCTGTCTGCTTCTACATCTGCCATTGCCTTTTGTTGGGCAATTTGAATCTGTGCCTGAGACTGAGCGATCATTGCTTGAACTGCTGGATCAGGCTGTTGCTGGTCAGGTGGTGGGTTCGATAGAGCTTGATCCACTTCTGGTGGAATCTCTTTGAAGAACTCTGCCACATCTTTGAAGCCAGCAGCCTCGATAAACTTAGCCATTGTGGTGCGGTATTGACCGACTGACACTAATGGGTTAGCTGGACCATAAGTCTGTAGGATCTGCTCTTGTTTAGCCATAACCATCTGCAACATAGCCATTTGCTCTTGCTTGTTGCCTGTGCCTAGACCAACGCTGATGGACAAGTCGTACTGGTTTGACCATGTGCGAGGATCAATCTGCTCATACTTGCCACGCATACGGATGATTCGTGGCTTGTCTTGATACTTGGAAACGAGGTGCAAAATACCCTTAAACAGGCTCTTAACACCAGTCTCAGCAAAGATACGAGCAATTAGCTCTACCTTGCCAGCAGCAGCCGACATCGTAGCTGCAATCGCAGCAGCAGTAACATTCTGCAAGATGTCAGGGTTTAAGCCCTGTTGAGCATCGCTAACACCAGTACGCTTAGACTGAACTGCATCCAAGTACTCCAACATTGGAAACGCTTGGTTTGCTACTGGCTGGACATTCAACGGAATGACAGCGTTAGGATTCTTCATCCGAACAATGCCACCAGGTGCTACAGATAACAGATCGTCAATATTGACTTGACCTTCTACTGCGCCCATACGAGCATTATTGGTCAGATACAAGTTATCGAGCATCTGACGAGTAATAGTGGACTTTTGCAACTGAATGTCCATTGCACGATCAGCCAACGAGCTACCATAGAACTTGTGTGGGATCGGGATTGGGCAAATGCCATGGAACGGAATGTAATCCGTTTCCTCATCGCTCAAAATCTCGTTAGCAGCGTAGACTACTCTGCGTAACTCTGCAATGCCATCGCCATCCATGTCAGCACGAACATAGCACTCAAACACTTCGACTTCTTCCATCGTGCTGTCCATCGACTGATCGTCTGGCTGCTCGGATTGGTCAAAGCGAGCTGTACGCTCTGGGCTGAACTCTAAGTCTGAGCTTGTAGGCAATGTAGATACAATCGCTGGGTCAAAGCCCATTGCCACTAACTCTGAACGAGTTGTTAGCTTGCGGTGTGCCACAAAAGGAGCATCCTCGATGTTCCTAGCTCTTTTGGAGATTAGAAATTCCTCTGGTGGCACATTCTCTACAACTACATTGCCAGCAGTCTTTTTCTTGCTGACCTTAACATTGTGCGCTCTCATAATTATAGGCATACCCATTGGGTCATTGCCTACAACTTCTTCGACTGTCTCTTGCTCTACGATCTCTCTTGTGCCATCTGACAGTAATAAGACTAACTCATCGTCTGTCAGGTTTTGGTATTCTTCTTTGGTTACTTCAATCTTGGTATCCCAGTAAGCCTTAACGACACCAGTCTTTTGTAGAAGTGCATCCTTGAACCAGTTATGTAGAACTAAGAAGCCATCGTTATCTCGATAGAACACCCAGTTAACATACTCGGTAGCTTGTTTAGCGCCTTGCTCGTCTCCTGGTCCTTTTGGCTCGAAACGAACAATGTCATCGCTTGCAGTAAAGACTCGGACTAACTGAGGTAAAGCACCATCAATAACTTCTGCTACTTCGCCTGTAACGATTTGGCTACGACCTTCGATCTCGTTGCCATAGGGTCTGCGTAAGTAATAGTCGAGTGCCTTCCTACGATCCTCTGTAGTCTCGGTCTCAAGATAACCAATAGCGTTATCTATCTCCGTATCAATCAGGTTTCTTAGTTTAAGCTGATCCATTTATTCTCTCTTTTGCGATTTGAAAGTATGTCGGGTCTTGTTCTATTCCGATAAACTTTCTATTCAAATTCTTACAGGCTACTCCAGTAGTACCGCTACCCATACAGTTATCTAATACTGTATCGCCTTCGTTAGTGTAGGTTTTTACAAGGTATTCCATCAACGCTACTGGCTTTTGCGTTGGATGGAGCTTATCTTTATCACGCTGAAACTCTATTACAGTTAATGGGTATCTATCACCGTTGCTTTCAGTTACAGCGCCCGTTTGCGTTCCATAGTTTTGGCTTTTGGTATTTCCTTGTTTGCAAACATAGGGCTTAAATCCTGTACGCATTTGAGGATTGTAAGTTGGCGGTTTGTCGTAAAAAACAAGCACATTTTCGTGATCTTTTAATGGTGCTTTCTTAGCATTTAAAAAGCCTGTGCCAGACTCTTTTTTCCATATCCACTCGTACTTTAGCATTTTAAGATTGCTACAACCTAACACCTTATCAAATGGAGTTTGTGCCGTTAAAACTATTGCGCCATTACAAATACGCTTATATTGCATCCAAAGTGCATCAAGATTTATAACACTATCCCATTTATTACTTGTTGTTCCGTATGGCAAATCACAAATAATCGCATCTACCGACTTATCTGGTATCTGCTTCATTACTTCCAAGCAATCGCCCAAATGTAGATCAATCATGTGATCCACCTTGTGTTGACTTGTATCGGCTTTTGCCAGTCATACGGTTTCTCATCCAACGCAACCGCAGCGTATCTCCAAGCGTCTGCTGCATGGCTATGTTGGTCATGTAAAGGTTTGTCGCTAAACATCTTAGTGTCTGGATCTACATCATAGCGGTAATGTCGCAATGCTTGTAGCCCTTCTGCACACCTCGTTTGATCTATGTAGCAACGGTTTAGCAACATCCTCGCTGCGTTGATCCCATCGGCTACAGACAACTTAGGAGTAATCCGAACTGGGAAGCCCATCGTTTCCATAATGTCTTTAACGCTCTTGCCTGTCATATTCTTATGCTCGGCATCATGCGGTAGCCAATGATCTCTGTATGTATAGCCTTTGGTTTGCAATAACGCTGTGTAGAAGTCAATCGGCTTTTGACAATCTTGATAGAAGTCAATCACTCTTACTTCACCACCAGGTATGGTTTGCACAAACCAAATACTAGTCATATCTGCCCAACCAATATCCCAGAATGTAGATACTGGTACAGAGTGGTCTAGCAGTACATCTTTGATTCTGTTTTCTTCTTGCGCCTTACGCAGCTCATTAGCGTAGACTGCGCCATCTAATACTTGTCGTGTGTTGCCTTCCCATACATTGAGGTAGGCATCCATGTCTCTAGCCTTAAGGTCTTCCATCTCGTCTCTGAGGACTTTAGGAAACCAAGGATTGTCTGACCAATTAACCTTCTTAACGATTGCGTTGCTTGGTGGGTTGACAATGAACCGCTTATAAGTCTCGTCTGTGTCTAGCTCTGGGTTAAAGGTTAGCCAAATCTCTGAGCCTTCCTTACGAATCGTAGGAATCAGCACATCCCATGAGCTTTTAGAAGTAGTCTGAGCTTCTTCCACCCATGCTATATCTACACCTTCAAACGACTTGATTTTAGTAATGTTGTGCTTGAGACCAGCAAACAAGAACTCTGAGCCATTCATACCGTAGATAGCGGTGTTCTGAATGGTAAAGAATCCTTCCAATCCCATACTCTTGATTTGATCTGCCAGCAAAGCATGAACCGAATCGCTAATACTGTTTTGGAACTCACGAGCGCATAAGACTCTTACTGGCTTCTGTAGAGCAATACTGATCAACGCTCTAGCTACACCCCAAGACTTACCTGATCCTCGCCCACCGTACAGAACTTTGTATCGGCTTTTGTCGAATAAGAACCCTAGCTTTTCAGGGAACTCGAAATTAACTTCCATCAGGCTTCTTTAGCACAATATTGATAGTCTGCAATGCGGATATGTCTGCGCCATCTGCTCCTGAAATCTCAGTTGCCTGAATAGCTTTACCATCGACTCGGTCTATGACTTCCTTGATTGCCCAAGCATCTCCGTTCTCAGCAGCTTTGACTAACTTCTCTGCGATATTGCGTAGACGCTTTTTATCTTCTTGTACTAAAGCAACCCTTA